CTGTCGACCCCCGAAGGGATTGCCAGTGCAATCAACCCCCTGGTCGGTATCGGGCTGCGGACCGGGTTCCACGCCCCGGCGTTCGGAGAGAGCCAAGCCGGTATCTCGGACTTCGGAACCGTACAGGCGGACGTCAACATGGGGAAGGCGCTTGCCGGAATCGGGACCGGACTCCCCCAGGCACGCCTCGCCGGCGCCGGCAACGCCAAGAGCTACGGCGCCGGCTCGGACGTTGCCAAGTTCCTCGGTCTTCCCGTCATGCCGAGCGAGCAGGTTCAGTCGATCGTCAAACGGACCAAGAAGTCTCGCCACGCTCTCGGAATCCCGAACGCCACCATCTACGTCAGCACCTACAGCGCCGGGAAGAAGAAGCAGACCATCAAGACCGGCACCGGAAAAGTCACCGCAGCCAGCATTCTGAAGATGTATAGCAAGTGACTGTAAGATCCTTCCATGCTCGCTGAGAACGTCCAACTCCCGTGGGAGGCCCTCATCGCCGCCTTCATTTTCATCTGCGGGGGACTGATGAGCTGGGGCGCGTATGTGATGAAACAGCTCGTCGAGCACGCCAAGTGGATGGCCGCGGCCAACGAGAAGTTCGACCGCGCGCTCGACATCGCAGAAGACAACGGGATTCGCCTCGACGCGGTCCACGCCGAGCAGGAGAGGGTCCGCATGGCCCTCGCCAAGTTCAACGGGGGTAGCCTGTCCGTATGAGCACGATCAAGAAAGTCATCCAACGGATTGCCAGCGAGCCGGCCGTCACCCTCGGTGTCGTCATCGCTGCAGTCAACGCCTCGGTGGACCAGACGTGGCAGGGATATGCGGTGGCGGTAGTCGTCGCGCTTCTCCGCTTCGCTGTCAGCCCCGTGGTTCCCAAGCCGGAATAACGGCGCCCACGGCGGCGTTGGCCGTCGATGTGAGATCCCTCCGCCCTGACCAGATAGAGGCCGTCGACTTTCTGTCGAACGCCGGTCGAGCTATCCACGGTGATCCACCGGGCGCCGGCAAGACTGCGTCTGCTGTCTGCGTGCTGAACAAGTGGGGCCCCGAGCGAGTTCTCGTAGTTACCCCCCACCTAGTCGGGGCAGGTCCTCGACAGTGGCAGAACGCGCTGGTGGAATGGGGACCCGGGTTCGACAGCTATCTCGGAATCGGAGATCCTGAGACCCGCCTTTCCTGCCGAAAGATGGTGAAGGGGTTCGGGGGGATCTACATCACGAACTACGACTGCATGCGGGGTGAGGTGGATGAACTCCTAGGAATACCCTGGGATGCTGTTGTCTTCGATGAGGCACACCGACTCTCCAACCGGAAGTCGAAGCAGACGAAGGCAGCTCAGAGGCTCGCCAAACGGATCCCCCTGCTTCTCCACATGACCGGAACGCCGGTCGAGCACCCAGACGACCTCTGGTCGTTGCTCAACATGATCGACCCGAAGGCCTACTCGAGCTATTGGAGGTGGGTCAACGAATACTGCTTGACCGAGAAAACCGACTTCCACGGGTCTATCCCTCGTGCGGTGACGCTGGTCTACGGGCTCAAACCAGGGGCCGACTCGAGGATCCGAGACGAGATCGCACCGGTGATGATCCAACGGGAGCTGAAGTTCGTTCTCGGGGAGGACCCGGACGTCACTGTCCTCGAGGTCGACCTGTCTCCGGCCGAACAGAGGATGTACTCCTCGATCGAGAAGAAGTACCTCTACATCGACGACAGCGGCGACATCGTGATGCTGGCCACCAACGAAGTGTCGAAGCTGCAGCTCCAGCGACAGATCGCGTCAGACTTCAGCAAGTACGACCCTACCGGGACCGGATCGAAGATGTCGGCAGCGGTCGACTTCGTCAAATCCGAGATGGTGAGCGAGAAGATCGTTGTCGCCTGCGAGTTCAAGCACACCGTCCGCACACTGGCCGCCAAACTTGGGCCGGCTGCTGTCGAGTACCACGGTGACCTGCCAGACAAGATCCGCTACGGAAACATCGGACAGTTCCTGGGAGATCCGGAGTGCCGGGTGATCGTCGGGACCATCGGTGCGCTCGGAGAGGGCCTAGACGGCCTACAGAGCGTCTCGAGCCTCATGGTGACCGTCGACCGCCCGTGGACGCTCCGTGCGTACGACCAGCTCGTTGGACGCCTCTACAGGAGCGGACAGGCCGAACAGGTTCGCATCGTCCACATCGTCGCCAAGGACACGGTCGACGCCAAGATCGCACACGCCCACGTCGAGCGCAAAGAGCTCCGTGAGGCCCTCCGACCGACGAGTGAACAGTCGTCAGAGACGGTTGCGAAAAGCCCCATTTGACGGGCTAGAAAATAGTTCACTGTTCACTCACCCCTTAGTAGCCAGTGAACGGTGAACAATCACCGATTCACGGGGATCCCCACAAGTGTCTCACCGGGAATGTACCCTCTCGTTTCACTGTTCACTCAACATTGACACCCCCCTCTAGGAGAACCATGGACGAGAATCTCGACGACTTCTCTGACCCAGTAACGGTTGAGACGTTCCCAGAATGGATCGACCGCGAGATCCGAGAGGGTCGAGCAACGGTCGACCGGACGACCCAGGGGGGGATGCGAATCATTCACCACCCCGATGTTCCACGACACTCCGCCTATCTGATCAGCCACCCCGAACACATCGTGAGAATCGAGACCCGACATGCGTGAGCGCCGCAAGTTTGACAAGGGGGTTGTCAGCTTCAGCGAGCTCGACACTCTCGCTACCTGCGAACAGCGGTGGCGGTACAGGTTTCCGCTCGGGTACGAGCAGGAACCGTCGTCTGCAATGACGAGGGGAACCGGGCTGCACGAGATCACCGGCACCTGGTGGGAGACCGGAGAGGTTCGTACGGCGGCCGAGGTGTCGAACACCGAGCAGCTCAACTACACCGACGAGGAGGCAGAGCTCGTCGACTGGATCATCGCTCGGTACATTCGCCACTACGCCAACTGGCGTCCACGAGTCAAGGTCCTCGGTACCGAGCTCGAGTTCTCGGCACCTAATGCCCTCGCAGAGGGCATCACCGTGGTCGGCCACATCGATCAGGTGTGGGAGATGGACGACCTGATCATCATCCGTGAGGCGAAGTCTATGGCGGACTGGCGCCGTCTCGACCTGGTCGACGTCACCACCCAGGAGAGCCTCTACGGGTGGGGCGCGCGGCAGCTCGGAATCGAGTGGGACGCGATCCTGTTCGACGCGATCCGCACCTACCGGTGGAAGCCCGAGAAGCCGACGCAGAAGCAGATCCTCGAGGACCTCGGAACCAACCCGTTGCTATGAAGAAAGCAGCGACCGAGTGGGCCCGCAAAGAGGTCGAGCGACACCCAGGGGTGGATCGACCAGACGCTGACTCGTTCGAGTATCGGTGGCTCCACCGGACGACGGACCAGATCAACAGCGCACTCCTCTGGTCGGCCAGCGTCATCGACCGGAGGGACGCGCTCTTGAAGACTGAGATGCCAATACGGAACATCGGAACAAGCTGCCATGGGTGCTCGTTCCAAGAGGACTGCTGGTCGGCCATGTCGTTCCCTACCCTCTCCAGCCAGATCGCTCTCGATGTGGACTGACAGGTCTCCCTGCAAGGGGGTGACCACACTGTTCTACGACGCGATCTGGCCAGAGGTCGATGGGGAGTGGGTGACAGAGCCCGACGAGGACGCACTCATTCGAGCCCGTCAGATGTGCGCGGCGTGCCCGAACCGGGGTCGGTGCATCGAAACCGTGATGACCGACGAGAAAGGGCGTGCGGCCGAGAATCGATTCGGTGTAGCTGCTGGTACGACTCCGGCCCAACGGTGGACGATGGAGAAACGCGGGACCTGGAGGTGCGAGAGGTGTGACCGTCCGATCGACCCTCTCCGGGTGATCTCGGGCATCCTCTACTGCGAGACATGCCGGAAGCACTCCCGCCTGGTGGCCGGCATACCTGACGCCGGTGACGGGTGGGAACCGAGGCACACGACGCTTGCCAAGAGGGTTCTCGCCTACCTCGTCGAGCACCATCCCCCGGGCGACCGGATCGATCCCCCCCGCCTGTTCGCCGACTCGTGGGGGGTGCGCGCAGGGGACATGACGACCGTATACGATGCCCTGATCGCCGATGGAACAATCCGTGTCACAGGGGCGTTCTACACTCACGTCGGCGGAGCAACCGTCGCAGCTTGGCGCCGACCCGGCGTCTAGGTCACAGGCAGACCAACAGGGAGAACCCATGCCAGCACCACTACCAACCGTCCCGTCCAAGGTCCAACCGAAGACGCTTCCGAAGCAGATCAAACTCAGCGACGAGAAGTTGCGCCTCGTGGTCTACGGAGAGCCGGGGTCGGGCAAGACCACCCTCGCTCTCGGGTTCCCGAAGCCCCTCGTCATCGACACTGACTTCGGTCTCATCTCTGTGGCGTACGCCGCCGAGGACGGGGCCGACATCGGAGAGAGTTGGACGCCGGCTGGATCTCGGGATCTCGCTGCGATGGGTGACTTCATCGCCACGAAGGTCCGCACTGGTGCGTACGAGACCGTCGTCATCGACTCCCTCGACACCCTTTGCGACCAGTTGATCACCGAACTGGTCCACGAGCACGCCGCCGCCGACGTCCACAACCGTCGCCCGCTGCTGATGGAGAACATCCCAGAGCAGATCGAGTATCTCGGCAACCGGAATCAGGTGCGCGAGTTTCTCTGGAAGATCGCGTCCCTCGGATGTCACGTTGTGGTCACCGCCGGCGCCCGTAAGGTCGGAGATCCCGTTCCGAATCGGACGGTTCCCGATGTCGCACCGTCGATCGTTCAGGTCGTCGGCAAGTGGGGGAGCATCGTCGGTGAGCTCCAGGCCGGCATCGAGAGCCCACAGCTCACGAAGGGCCCACACCGTCTTCTCCTCACCGAGACCGGCCCTGCCCGACTGGCCAAGTCGCGATTCGCAGACCACCGTCCGTACGTCGTCGACCCCACCTTCGATTCGTTGTGGGCCCCAGTGGCCGCACGATTCGCTCGTTCCAAGAAATCTCAGGCGAAGCCGGAATAGGTTCCGGACAGCACGAGTTACACACCCCACACCAAACCTACGGAGGAATACCAATGTCCGATCCACTCGCAAGTCTCCTCGACCAGGCGGCAGATGACGCCCTTGGTCTCGACCTCAGCGGAGCTGTTGACTTCGCCGACCTCGAACCAGGTCAATACCTCGCCATCATCACCAAGGTGGAGGCATCGACGTCGAAGGTAAAGGAAGACGGTTCGGGCGGAAACCCGATGCTCACCTGGTCTTCCAAGGTCGACGACGACACGAGCCCGTTCAACGACTCGTTCATTCCCCGTGCCTACACCGTCACCGCCGGCGTCAAGCCCCGTGGACTCTCGGGTGCAGCACAGTGGATCAAGGCCCTCGGCCATGACACCACCGATCCGAGCCTCCGGTTCTCTCCGAGCTCGGCAGTGGGTCAGCACGTTCTGGTGACCGTACGCCTCGACAAGAGGACCGGTTACCTCGAGGTCAGCAAGGTCGAGCCGGCGCCCACGGCCGACCCGCTGGGGTAGTACCGCCAGGAGCGGGAACTACCCATCAGTGCCGCCCTTCGGGGCCGCACACCGTGACGGTGGTAGCCCTGGGGTCACTCCTCCCCCGGGGCCACCGTCGCCTTCTATCGGAGGACATGAAGGTGCCACGACTTCCCCTGAAACCAGGGACCAAAGCCCCAGCCGTTTCAGGATGGGCTGCTGCGGACTACGAGACCCCTGCGGATCTGGACCACGAACACGCTGGTCTCCGCACTGATGTCATCGTGGTCGTTGACTGCGACAACCGGGAGGCTGTCGAGTCATGGCTCAGTCACGAGCCCACAGCGGCCAATACCTACCGGGTCAAGACGGCCCGGGGCGAGCACTTCTACTACCAGCGCCCCGAGCCGGCACCCGATTGGCTCCGCCCAGGTCCGATGGCTCCGGGCATCGACATCAAGACCGGCACCGGCGCCTACGTCGTCGCTGCCGGATCGCTTCACCCCGACGGCTCGGTCTATGAGGCCGTCGACGAGAACGCCTCGATAGCACCTCTCCCCCCATTGGTGCAGTCGACGCTGGCCAGAACTCAGCAGGGGACCGCCTCCGAGTCCCCTGCTGGGTCTGGCGAAACGTGGGAGCAGATCCCCGACGGTCGCAGGGACATCACCCTTACCGCCATCGCCGGGACCCTCCGCAAGCAGGGAATGTCCACCCTCGAGATCGCCCGCACACTGGCCGGCATCAACGCCCGATACTGCGAGCCGCCCCTCGAGTCGGTCGACATCAAGCGGATCTCCCTCTCGGTCAGCAGGTACGAGGTCGACCCCGACCAGACCGACATCGCCGTTCTTGGTCAGGGCATCGACCTGATCGACGGCAGCGAGCTCGGCAAGCCGCCACCGAAGACGTGGCTGTGGGACCCGTACGTCCCCGACCGCACGCTCACCCTCGTCTCCGGACGAGAGGGGATCGGCAAGGGCCTGTTCTGTGCGTACATGGCCGCCCACGTCACCCGTGGTTGCCACCCGGAAACTGGCGAGTCGATGACCCCGAAATCTGTCCTGTGGTTTTCAGCGGAAGACCACCACCACCTCGACATCTGGCCACGGTTGCGTGCTGCCGGCTGGGAGCCGGGAGAGCACGAGAAGGTCTGGTTCCAGAACCCGACGAAATCGCTCGTGCTCCCCGAAGACATCGACCATCTCACTGAGTCCGTCGAGGCAGGGAACCACGGTCTCGTCATCATGGACCCTGGCCGCAGCTTCATCGGAGACCGACACCGTGTCGGCACGCCGGTGTCGTACAACAACGAGTCCGACATTCGACCTGCGCTGCAGAGGCTCCTCCACATGAGCGCAGAGCTACAGGTCCCGATTATCTTCGTGGGCCACTGGAAGAAAGGTGACGCCCAGGTCGCCGACATGACCTCGGGCACCCTGGCCTGGAAGCAAGTGGTTCGCCATGCGCTCGACTTTGCCAAGGTCGAGGAGGAGCGTGCGTTCTGGGTCGGAAAAGCCAACAACGGGCCGTCTGGGTTCGTCCGCAGCTACCGGGTCGAGCCGGTCGAGGAGTGGGAGTCGGCCAGGTTCGTCCTCGGAGATCCCCTACCGTTTGCCTCGCTCGACGCCTGGATGAAGTCATCCCGGGAGAGCTCGACGACGGTCCCGACCGAGGTGTTCATCGGCATTGCGAAGGACTGGGGTGCAGCGAACCTCACCAAGGGCGACCGCTGGCCCAGCGTCAAAGAGCTGCCGGCCGTGATCGACGGGATACCGTCAGGTCGCACCGCCGAGGAGATCAACAAGATCCTCCAGTCGAACGGGACGATCCAACGGGTCGGACGCACGGTCGTCTGGATGGGATGAGCTACATCGAGTCCGATGAGGACTACTCCGACGAGCTCACCAGGATCAGTTACGCGGTCAGGGCGGGGGCCACCATCGCGATCGACCTCGAGACGAGCGGTCTCGACATGCACGCCACCGACATCACCCGGGGCATCAGCGTGGCGTGGGACTCCGGCCGAGATATACCGGATGCGATATATCTTCCGCTATCACACCCAGATTCTCGGAACTTCGACCACCGCCCCCTGATCGAGCTCCTCAACACACACGGCGGCACCCAGGTGTTCCACAACGCCGTCGGTGTCGACTGGATCGGACTCGAGCAGCTCGGGTACCGGCTTCCTGAGCGGTACTACGACACCCAGGTCGGCGACTGGCTCATGGACGAGAACCAGGACCACCGCCTGAAGGGAGGTCTGGCGACCAGGCTGTGGGGGCACAGCGAGACCGAAGAGTTGCAGCATCTGCGAGCGATCAGGGCTGGGAGGCCATTGCCCGACTGCCGAGAGCAGGCGAAGGCCGAGCTGAAAGAGCGTGATCCGAAGGCCACCTACAAGGCCAACAAGACCTGGATCGACGAGCGGTCGAAAGAGCTCCACGACGAGACCGTCAGAGACTGGGACACCTTCACGGCAGACGACATCGGGGCCTATGCGGCGAAGGACGCAGAGCTCACCCTTCGTGCGGCAGACTGGCAGGCCGAGAACATGCCCAAGCTGAAGCACCCAGTGCTGCCGGCACTGAAACGTGAGCTCGACTTCCAGCGTGTACTCCACGAGGTGATCGGGAACGGGATCCGGGTCGACGCAGACCGGATGGCAGCACAGAGAGACATTGCGATCGCAGAACGAGACCAGCACACGGCGACCCTGCACGAGCTCGCCGGCTTCGAGATCAACCTCAACAGCAACCCGCAGAAGGCGAAGCTGCTGTACGAACAGTGGGGGCTCGAGGTTCTCGAGCGGTCACGCAAGACTGGGGAGCCGAGCACCTCCCGGCGTGCGATCGAACCCCATGCGATCGGTCACCCCGGAGTAGCTGCGATCCTCGAGTACCAGCGGGTCGAGAAAGCACTGACCTCGTTCTACTCGCCGCTGATCGAGAAGACCGGACGCGACGGGAGGGTACACACCAGCTTCAGTAGCACGAGGACCGTGACCGGCCGCCTGAGCTCGAGCTCACCGAACTTGCAGACCATCCCGAAAGAGGGGACCATCGACGGTATCCGTCAGTGCTTCATTCCAGCCGGCGGGTGTGAGCTCTGGGAGTACGACCTGGCTGCAGCAGAGCTCCGAGTCATCTCGGCGTTCTCCCGTGAGAGCTCGATGATCGACGCTCTGCTCGAGGGACGAGACCTACATGGAGAGACCGCAGCGAGCGTATGGGGACCCAACTACACCGAGACCGAGCGTGGTCTCGGCAAGAACATGAACTTCACTCTTCCGTACTTCGGCGGGTGGGAGCCGATCGCCCGCTACATGGCCGCCGGCCGAGGTGTACGGATCACCCCGGACATCGAGTACGCAGCGAAGAGGGCGCACGACGGGTGGCACCAGACGTACAAGCGCGTCCATCACCTGATGCACTTCCTGCAGGACAAAGCCAAGAAAGAGGGAGCGCTCCCACTGCATGTCCCTGGGAGATACCGACACTTCCGGAGCCCGGGAAAGCAGATCGGGTACCACACTGCCCTCAATGCTCTCGTACAGGGGGGGATCGGGGAGCTGATGAAGGACGTCATGTCCGAAGCGGTTCGGTCGGTCGACGGCAAAGTGTGCCTCCAGGTCCACGACTCGCTCGTGATCGAGGTCGCACCGGGAGACGGTCTCCACGTCCGTGACCAGCTTCAGGGAATACTTGATGTCCTGAACCCGTTTGGGATACCGATGAGGTTCGATCCGAAGGAGTGGGGCAAGTGAGCAGATACGACGACATCATCTGCATCGACTGTGACGGTGTACTCAGGGACCCGATCACCAACGGCGAGATTCCGTTCGCACGAGAGAGTATGAGTCTTCTACATCGGCACGGGTGGAGACTTATCTGCTTGACCGCCAACGATGTTGCTCTCGTCAACACTTGGCTTCGACATAATCGGTTGCGGAAGTATTTCACAGCCGTCACGAACGTAAAGCCTCTCGCATTCCGGTACATCGACGACCGTGCGATCGGGTTCTACGACTGGGATCAGGAAGACCTATTCGATCTCACGAGGGTGTTGCGGCCATGACCGAACCCCTCGACCTCGACAAGATCCGCATCCACATTTCAACTTGGGGGTCTCTGGGTGTCGACGAAGTGTCGGAGTTGGCCGACGAACTCGAAGCGACCCGCACCCGACGCGCAGATTGGGAGAAGATGTGCGACGAGACGGCAACCGTGCGTGATGCAGCCGTCGAAGCGTTGAAAGTTGCCGCCACCGAACTGGAAGCCTGCCGCGCCGAACGCGACGAGGCCCGCGCTGCCCTTGCCGACTGCAAGGCGAAGTTCGACCGGGCGTGGCATGACATGCGCGAGATCGCTGCGGCTGGACCAGAACGCGAACGTGACCCACTCGCCGACGAACTCGATCGGGTGCATATCGAGATGCGGACGCATATCTCAGACCTCGTGGATGCAGAGGCCCGTATCGCCGCTGCCCACGCCGCCCAGATCCTCGACGACCTCGAGTGTGGACTTGTCCGGTGGACTGATAACCCGGATCTGATCGTCGAAGGCATCGGCCGCAGGATCGGTGTTTGGCGCAGGATGCTCGCACAAGAAAAAGCCGACAATGACCGACCCTGACACCGTCGAATACTGGCGGGAACGTGCGCTACTCGCCGAAGCGTACATAGTCGGCGTCCGGGCCATTATCGGGAACATTCCAGCGTTGAAACGCAGTCCAGTCTGGAAGATCCGCAACCTGTTAGGAGACCACGGATGAGCGAACGAATCCCACTATCGGTGTCCTGGCAGGGTACACCGAAGAAACTCTGGTCTGGGATGCGGGTCGAATACTGCGGAACGGACCCAAGTTGGCTTCGTCAAGCGATCTACGGCGCTTCGCTGATCTCGGTCGATCCGGGGAAGCCGTGCGGGGTAGCGATATGGCCGTACGACGACCGTGACCCGATCACCCTTCACGAGGTACCAGATCCGTCAGAGATCAGTGAGGCGTTCAGCCAGGCGAGGGGGGCTGTGTTCCACATCGTCTGCGAGACCCCTCTTCACGGCGCTGTTCGTGTCTACGACCCGTGGCCGTGGAGAGTTCGGGGATACCTCGAGCTGTTCCAGACGGCACACTCACGAGCTCGAGACGGGAACCTATTCGTGCCGGCGAACGTCGGGTGGCTCAAAGCCGGCCGCAACATCGCCACGGTAAGCACGAAGAACGTCAGCCGGCACGCCAAAGACGCGCTCGCATACGGTGCGGTCGCAGTGTCGACGAACCACGAGCTCCGCAAGCCGTTCGAGGACTACCGGTGACCTGGATCGGATACGCAGCCAGCATCTGGGTCCTGCTCACCTACGGGGTGATGGCCGAGCACGGGGACGTTCGCCCGTTCCACTGGGCCAACGCCGTCGGTGGTCCTATCCTCGTCGCCACCACCCTGGCCACCGTCGGGTGGGTACCACTGCTCACACTGACGATCACTTTCTCGCTACTCGGAATGCTCGGACTATGGAGGACACGATGACGCTCGACAAAGACGGACTGCACGACCACGCCAAGGGGTCGATCACGACCGCCACTGGCAAGACCGTTGACCCGCTCAACCTGAAGCCCGAGGACGTCGACATCCTCGACATTGCGAGAGCGCTATCTCGACAGTGTCGGTACGCCGGCCATGTCGGTGGATTCCTCAGTGTTGCTCGACACTCGATCTGGGTCTCGGAAGTGCTACCACAGCACCTCCGGCTCGCAGGACTCCTGCACGATGCGGCAGAGGCATACCTCGGAGACCTGATCCGACCGCTGAAGCACAGCGTGTTCGGTACCGCCTACCTCGAGATGGAGGAGAAGGTCGAGCGGGTGATCTTCGAGAAGTTCGGGCTCTCGTATCCGCTCGATCCGGCCGTCGCCGATGCAGACAACCGGGTTCTCATCGAACGAGAGCTCGGTCGGAGTGGTTTCGTCGGAGAGAGAGACCGGTGGGACGGCGACTACGACATTGACGAGCACCAGTTCCTGTCCCTGTTCAACGAGCTCTGCGCGCTCGACGAGCTGGTGCTCATCGGGCTCTCAGGGTACGCACAGTCGGGGAAGGACACCGCCGGTCAGATCCTCGTCGACCGGTACGGGTTCACCCGGGTTGCGTTCGCAGACACGCTGCGCGACGTGCTCTACGCCCTGGACCCGTTCACCGAGTCATTGCTCTCAACTATCGACCGCCGGGTCATTCAGCACGAGTGGTACCGGGTGTCCTACCTCGTGGACCGGTACGGATGGGAGTGGGCCAAGGCGCACACTGCCGGAGTGCGCGGGTTACTCCAGCGTCTCGGTACCGAGGCCGGCCGCAACATTCTCGGAGAGAACATCTGGGTTGACGCCGCAATGTCGAAGATCGGGACTACCGGTAGGTACGTCTTCACTGACGTGCGATTCCCGAACGAGTACAACGCGATTCGCTGCGCCGGCGGCGAGGTGTGGAGGACAGTTCGTGGCGGACAAGAAGCAGTGAACGCTCACCCATCGGAGACTGCGCTCGACGACTACTCGTTCGATACGACATTGTTCTCCCCGGAGATGATCGGATTCCAGCACGGTCTCCAAACCCTGATCGACGGGTGCATGGAAGACCTCGTCGTCTCACGAACCAACTGGCCGGGTCTCGACCCTTGGCTCGCCAGCATCGCCAGTAAACTCGAGGACAGATGACGACCTGCCAGCAGTGCGGACAACCGTTCACCCCGTTCCGTAACGGGCAGAAGTTCTGTACCAAAGAGTGCCGGTGGGGGGCGAGCAATGGATCGAGGAAGCCGCTCCCGCCGTCGAAGGTTCACCTCGTGATCCCCGACACTCAGGTCGAGCCAGGTCGCCCAATCCACCACCTTCGGTGGATCTTCAACTACTGCGCCGACCGATACACCGGCAAGCCCCTCACGAGGATCATGCTCGGCGACCACTGGAACATGGGAAGCCTCTCTTCGTACGACCGTGGCAAGGGAAAGATGGAGGGCCGGCGAGTCGTCGCCGACATCGACGCCGGCAACCTCGCCTGGGAGCTCGGATTCGCCCAGAACGACCCGTGCTGGGACGATCACTTCCTCATGGGCAACCACGAGCATCGGATCACCAGGGCGGCGGACGACAACGTGCAGCTCGACGGTCTGCTCTCGCTCGACGCGCTCGACACCGGCCACTGGCAGCGCCATGGGTTCCTCGAGCCTCTCGAGCTCGACGGGGTGACCTACGCGCACTACTTCTACAACCCGAACACCGGCCGGCCGTACGGCGGAGAGAACGCCGAGACCCGCCTGAAGCAGATCGGGACCTCGTTCACGATGGGCCACCAGCAGGGGCTGAAGACCGGGATGCGTTACGTCGCCGGCCGGCAGCAGCGCGCGCTCATTGCCGGAAGCTGTTACCTCCACGACGAGGACTACCTCGGTCCGCAGGGGAACGCACAGTGGCGGGGGATCGTGATCTGCCACAACGTCGACCATGGTGCCTACGACATCATGGAGGTGGGGCTCGACTGGCTCTGCCAACGGTACGAGGGGATGACCCTCGCAGACTTCAGTGAGAGGTACAAGACATGAGTCTCGATTCGCTCCCCGTGGTGCTCTCCTACTCGGGAGGGCCCAGCGGACCTGGCCGTAGGCCCCGCAGGCTGCCGATCGACCTCATCGTGGTCCACACCAACGAGGGAGGGGCCG